CTTTTTCTTGATACACTCATTTGAATGTTGTTGGTTTATTATTTATAATTCCCTTAGCGACCTCTACGTCTCTTTTAAAACTATCAACGACCTTTAATGTTTCTTGGCGACCTGCTATTTGAGCCTTGATAGTTTCTGCACTTTCTTTTATATCTATTGTAGCAATATCTCGTAAATCTCCTACTTTATTGGACAGCATCTCTACCACATAAACAAAATCTGGGTCATTAAAAAACTTTGAAACTAATCTATTTTGTATTTGTTTGTCCATTTTGTTGCATCATTTGTTGCATCGGCTGACTAGGCTGTGCTTGTGGTTGCATTTGTTGTGGCTGTTGTTGATTTTGTCTTGATGCTTCTGCTATTTCTAGTTTAATAGGATTGATACCAGTTTGTTGTGCGTAATCGTAAATCATAGTTCTTGTAACTGGGTCAAGTAATAGATTAGGATTTTGTCCGATAGCTGTTAAGAGTTGGAATTTATTATTGGCTAATATATTGCTATCTTCACTTTCATCATCTAATACAAAATCAAACTCTACTTCTAAGTTAGGGTATAAATCTTTCTGAATGTTTACAAAACGATTTTTTCCTTTCTTTTTCATTTGCATCATTGCATCTTGTTTGATTGCTTGAACTTCATCAGGACTTGGAAGTGTGCCTGTTTTAGTAGCATATTCATCTACTCGTTCATTAACTAAAAGATTTGTCCAATCATCATCTAGTTTCTGTAATTCCTCAATGTTTCCCGTGAAACGAAGTATATGGTCTGTGCTTATTTCTTTTACAATAGCAGGCAATAATTGTTCTTCAAAGATTTCACGCCACATAATAGCGTAATCTTGTCTGCGTTCTTTGAAGAAAGATTTAGAATTTGTGTTAGCAATGGCGGCATTAGTAGCAGGCATTGAAGCACTTACATTTTGTCCTGAAAGAATATCATTTACAAAAGATGCTTTATCAGCAAGCATATTATAAACCTTATCTTCCATTTCAAATGCTCCCAAGTTTCGTTCTTCATTTACTATTGGAGCTAATGAACCTTGTGTTCGTGTCTTGATTATATCGCCACTTTGTAAATCAGTTAGAATGTTATCTACTACAGTTGGGTCAGCAGTTTGGAATAGATGCATAGCTGAAACTTCCATTGCAACTCTTTTCTGATTAGCTAGTTCATTAAATCTCTCTTGTAATGGATAAAGTTCTTCTATCACTCCAACACCAAGCCAACGCCCTCGTGTCTTTCTGTAATGACAATCATTAAATGGATAATCTTTAGTCCATTCACCTTTAAATAAAACATTTCCTTCATCCCATTCATATTTTTGGTCTTGACTTCTACCGATAGCAAAAGGTTCTGCTACTATAAAAAGTGAACGAATAGGGTCTCCTTTTTGTCCTAGCCATTCAGCTTCTACTTCTCCATATCGTTCATAAACTTCAATATAAGGGGTTGAAACTATTGGATTTTTCATTCCAAAGTTTTCATAAGATTGTGGAGCAAATGATTTCTGATTTTTCTTTTTAGCTATAATTGAATCAATAGCTTTCATATCCCAACCATTTTTCTTTCCTTCTTTCTTTAATTCATAAGGAGTAAAGTAATGTTTAATAGTTATAAAGCGAGAGTTTTTAATTCTATCAACTGTTGGGTCTAAAAATAGTCTTCGTAAATCTACAATTTGCACTCCATTTTTAGTCTTCTTAACGACTACAGAACCTTGTGTAGTTAATTCATCAGCTCCATCATTAAACTTATGAGCTAAATGATTTTCTTTCATCCATAAATGAAGTTCTTTCTCTAAGAATAAAGTAGCCCATTCATTCGTGCTATCTGCTGGTTCTAATTTGGCATCTTTAGTGTCTAAACCTACTAAGTATTTGGCAGTATCTTTACGATAAGTTGATATATTAAAAAAGATTTTCTCTCTACCAGAGAATAGAGATTGGTCATAGAAACGAGAGTTTACATAAAGGTGATTTCTTTTAATAGTTTGATATTGATTAAAGTTAAAGCCAGGCACAACTTCTATGTAGTTATTAACGAAGTCATTTACTTCTTGTCTTATTACACCAAAAATATTAATACTACTCCCTATTACATTATTACTGAGATATTCCATTCACAAACTATAACATATTCATTATTTTAGTGTCTTAAAATAGGACAGCTAAGCCATAGATTTATTCCCCATTCTATTACGTAATACTTTCATTCTCATAACACTATCGTCTTCAATAGGTGCTGTGTTATAACAAGCATATCTTAAACAATCCATTAAATGGTCTTTCTCTTTGATAGGAAGTTCTGGTTCATTTTGGTTATCTTTTTTATCAGGATAACGATAATTTTCTAATTCATAGATTAAATTTATACATTTAGCATTTATTTTAATCTTATTAGTCTTAAATAGTTTTTGCACACAAGCAATACCAAATTCTATATCCTTGCTTACTTCTTCACAATTAAGTCCAGCTTTTTTCATTTCTTCAATTCTATCAGGTTCTGCTGGGTCAGGATAATAACTATAAGCTCTCAAAGTCTTGCAATAGTTTATTATTTGCTCCATTGTTTGATTAGTTTTATAAAATTCATCTGTAATCCAATAATTATTATCGTAGTCTATAATAATATCTAACATCCCTGTTGGATTAGTCCACCCAAAATCTACTGGCACAATTCGTTTAATTTCTCGTATTGGTCTTTGTTCTGTGTAAATATGTTTTTCTCTATCAAAATCTTTATAAACAAGTCCTTCAAGTTTACGAAAGTCTGCCATATATTCTTGCTGAAATCTGTCATCTGATATTTCACTTTTTATGCGTTCTATTTCAGCAGGTTCATTGGCAGGATTATCATAAGAAGTAGCATGGGAATAAAACCATTCTTTGTTTAAGGTTGCTCTTTGAGTTAGTTTATGAAAATCATTAAAACCATTAGGCGTTGAGCCAAAGACTGCTCTCCCTTTTGTGGTTAAAAGTGTCGGAGCTAAAACTTTATCCCAATACTCCATAAATCCTCTACAAAATGCAACTTCATCAGCTAAGATTAAATCATTTTCAGTTCCTCTACCTTTTCCTGATTGATAAACTGATTCCCAACCTTTTAAATTAACTACCGAAGTTCCACCTTTTAGATTTGCTATCTTTATTTCAAGTAAAGTTTCATTTTTTGAAATAACCGCTTCACCAAATACTTCTAGAAAGATATTCCAAGCAATATCTCTAGCATCACCAAATGTTTGAGCATAATATGTTATATGAGCATTAGGAATAGTCAATGCAGTTCCAAATGCTTCAAAGGCAAATTCAGTAGTCTTTCCACTTCGTCTACCCCAATTAAGAACTTTGAATCTCGCTTGGTTCTTGATTACTTCTTCCTGTTTCGCTGTTAATGTTTGTATCATCTATTTTAAAAGCATCAGCGACTGGTTTAGGTATTATAACATTTATTTCAGCTTTTATGTCAGCAGTTAAGTCTTGTTTTGCTTTACCTTCTGCCATTTCCCAAATAGTTCTTTTATCTATTCCAGCTAGAAATTCCTGTTCCTCTTCTTCAGTCATAGCATTGAGCATTGATTTGGCTCTTTCTTTAAGAGATTTTCCAGGTGGTCTTCCTTTTGGATTACCAGACTGTCCTTTCTTGAATTGCCAAGGTTTAATATAATCAACCCTGTTTTTATGCTGTTCTTGCAATTCTTCTTCTAATTCATTTTCTTCCATATTATACTTTATGATGTTTAAACCATTCTATTTGTTTGAGTCTTTTAACTGCTTGACCTTTAGTTAAGTTCTTCTTAGATAGATTTTTACCTTTTTCACTTTTAACAACATATTTTCCTTTACTCGTTGATTTTATCATACTTTTTGTAATAATTGTGGATTTTGGGCGAACTCTTTATTTCTTTTAAAATATTGAGCATTTACGACTTGCACTCCCTTATTTTTAATATCCTTAACATCATCGTATAATTCTTGTCTTATAATCCATCTTTGAATTGTTTTATAAGCTATTGGTTTATGTGTTTTAAATTCAAACCATTCTTTTAAGTCTAACTTTGAATAGTGCATTGTGTTATATCTTATATACATATCTTCCCATAAATATGTAGGCACTTTCATTGTTTCAGCAAATTTTAAAGTAGGTTTTTCTGTAAAGATTGAAGATGTTATTTCAATGCGTTCTTCCATCTAATAATTTTATACTTCTTAATTTATAAAGTCAATAGTTTATATATTAAATATCCAATAATAATAAAATACACTATTGAAGAACATATATAACCTATTCTATACTTTCTTTTCATCTTCTTTTTTAGGTTCAATTACTTCTTTAGGTTCTACTTTATTTTTTAAAGCATTTATCTTTTTTTGTAAAATAGCCACTGTCATCGCTTGTTCTCCTTTTATTGGAGCAAGACCTATTAAAACCAATATGTTCTTTAAATCTTCTTGTGTTAATTCCATAATTTTATCTTAGTTAGTTAATAATATACGACCATTATACTTCCTTTTTATTATATAAGTCAAGTCTTTCATAGTCTATTCTTTAGTTAATAATATCTTATCATTTCAATGTATTTTCCATTATATTCATCTTTCCCTTTTCTTAGCCAAAATACACTTGCCATTTCTCCATTTACATTAAATACTTCTATATCTCCTTCTTTTTCTGCATATATCCAACCTCCCATAGCATAGAAATCTTTAATAATTTTATTTGTGTTTTCTTTTTCCATAATATTTTTGTGTTATCTCCACTTAAGTTTATAATTATTTCTTCCTAAAGAAGATTGCGACTCTTGGTAAATGATAAGTTCTATTTCCAATAAATACTCTTTTTTCTACTACATATTTATTAGGGTCTGGATTTGGCATTACATATTTATGGTAAACACAAAGCAATCCACCTTTCTTTAATAATTTATTACACTCCGCAGTCCATTTTTTATAATGTAATGGTGGTGTTCCATATAATTCTAAAGAC